GTTATTTCAACAGATGTGGCTGATGTTATATTCCAATCTGATCCATCAATATGGTTAGAAAAGAATTTAGGTAACAAGAAGCTGTCTGTTGGTTGTGAGGGTTTAAGGTATAAAGACGAAGAATGGGGTATTCATAATATGTTCCAATCTTTTGGTGGATTGGCAACTTCATATATGGCTGAGACACCAATATACAATGCTGGTACTATAGCAGGTGAATACGAGCATTTCATAGACTTTTGTTATAATGTATATCTGACTCTAAGTGCGGCTCCACCTTTCGTTCCTGGAGGCGGTGGACCTGACCAAGCAGCCTTAAATCTATTACTCTCACTTAAACCCTATAAAGATATTACAAAATTTAATGACCATGAGACAAACTGGTCATGTCAATGTGGTACGATGGTTGATCCTAGAAAAATTGAAGGCTTTAGGCCTAAACTATTAAGCCCAGAACCTTTTTGGGATGGAGAACATATGTATACTGGAGGTGGTGATAAGTATGTATTATTACACCAATATAATAGAGTACCAACAATTAATGATTACATAAGGAAGAAATATGAGTGATATTATAACATTTAACACCGAAAGTGGATTTTATACTCCACCAACAAGACAAACCAGTTCAGACCCATGGCATCATTTGCCTGCAGCTGAGTGGGTACAAAAACAAGTCGATTGGGCAAATCAATCAGATCCATCAGGATTAGGATTAGTTGAACCTATTTCAAAACTTACCGGTCGAAAATTAATTGGTGTTGAAATTGGTGTTTGTTTAGGTTCAACAACAAAATCTTTTTTAAGTAACATACCTAACATCCAAAAGTTATATGCTGTTGATAACTATCCCACATATATTGATTGGAATGGTACTGATATGAATGAAGAACGTCAAGAGTTAATGAAACAATATGCTAAAGATTTATTAACACCTTTTGGTGATAGAGTTAAATTCTGTTATGAATCAAGTGCCGAGTTTGCAAAAACACTCAAGGAAGAATCTTTAGATTTTGTTTTTATTGATGGTGACCATTCAGATGAAGCCTCATATAATGATTTTTGTAATTATTATCCATTAGTTAAAAAATACGGTATTTTTGCTGGTCATGATATTGTTTTGGAATCTGTGAGAAAATCATTAGAAAGATTCTTAGGTGAAAATTACTCTAAAGCTATTATGGTTAGTAATAATGCTTGGTATATAATTAAGGAATAATATGAAAAAGGCTTTTATTACTGGTATGACAGGTCAAGATGGACCATATTTGGCCAAATTGTTATTAGAAAAAGGATATCAAGTTTATGGATTATGTAAGCGATATTCTAATCCAAATTTAGATAATCTAAAATTTCTTGGTATACAAAATGATATTGAATTAGTGACTGGTGATATTACTGACGATGGTTGTATAAATCAGTTAGTTAAATCACTAAAACCAAATGAATTTTATAATCTGGCCGCTCAAAGTTTTGTTGGTGCCAGTTGGGACTTAAACAAAGTAACCACGGAAGTTAATTCTATTGGTGCATTGAATGTACTTAATGCTATCAAAAATTATAGTCCAGACACTAAGTTTTATCAAGCATCTACTTCAGAAATGTTTGGTAATGCTGCCGGCAATGTTCAAAATGAAAACACTCCATTTCATCCAAGAAGTCCTTATGGTGTGAGTAAACTATATGCTCATTGGATGACTATTAACTTTCGTGAAAGTTATGGTATTCATGCTTCTACAGGAATTTTATTTAATCATGAGTCTCCTATTCGTGGTATCGAATTTGTTACTCGTAAAATTTCTGATGGTGTTGCTAGAATTAAATTAGGTTTAAAAGATAACATAACTTTAGGTACTTTGGATTCTAGGCGTGACTGGGGATTTGCTGGTGATTATGTTGAAGCTATGTGGTTAATGACTCAACAGCCTGAGGGTGGTGACTATGTTATTGGTACAGGTGAACAACACACTATTGGAGAATTTTTACAGATTGCATTTACGCACGCCGGAATAAAAGATTGGAAAGAATACGTTTTAAGTGATCCAAGATTTAAACGTCCAGCTGAGTTGTATAGATTATGTGGCCTTTCAACTAAAGCAGAAACTCTTTTAGGATGGAAACCAAAAACAAGTTTTGAAGATTTGGTTAAAATGATGGTCGAATCAGATATAGAAAGATTACGATGATTATAGATATTGGTTCAGGTCCACATCCAAAACCGGACGCTGATATTAGAATGGATATTCACCAATGGGGTAATGTAAATTGTTTACACAATCTTATGCAAGTTCCTTATCCTCTGGAGAATGAACAATTTGATAAAGCTTACATGGGTGATGTGGTTGAGCACATTTACATCTTTGAGATTGATAAGGTAATGCAAGAAGTATATCGTATATTAAAAACTGGAGGTATATTAGAAGTTACTGTACCTGATGTACGTTGGATTTGTGAAAGAATAGTTAATGGTGATTGGAATAAAATGGCTAATGTAAATTGGTTACATCCAAAAGGTGATAACCCATGGGCTAATGCTATGGCTTATCTCTATGGTGGTTTTCAACAAATTGATGAATATAAATTAGAAGGTATGGGTCATGTTAATGGATTTGACGAAACTTCACTTACTAAATTATTAAACAAAAATGGTTTTTCTGATTGTAAAAGAGTTCCAGATGAAAGAAATCCTGAACCTGCTAGAAATTCTATAATTAAGATGATTGCGATTAAAAAATGAAAATATGTTTTGTTGTTCACCGATATGCACCATATCCAGGAGGTTCTGAATATAATGTACAACGTATGGCTGAAGAATGTAAAAGGCGAGGAAATGAAGTTGTTGTTTTTACCGGAGAGCATCAAGGTGATTTTAATAATATTAAAGTAACAAGTGATCCACAACAATCTTTGAATGCCGATGTAATTGTAATACATGGAGGTGATGTTGGAATTCAAAACTTTGTATTACAAAATATAAAAAACTTGCCAGGTAAAGTATTATATCTTTTAATTAAGCCATCTGAAAGTCTTGTATGTTTACAAGGATTAAAGGATGCTCAGTATATTGGTTGTACAACACCAGAAGATTGGGACCATGTCAAAAAATTCAATGTTGAGTATAAATCACATAGAGTTAATTATGGGTTGGAATTAGAGAAATTTATTGGTATTAAAGGTAATTTTAAAGAGAAGTATAATATACCAAAAAATAAAAGAATGTTCTTATCTTGTGGTGGTTATTGGCCTAATAAGAGAATGATTGAGTTGGTTGCAGCCTTCAAAACGGCCAGACTAGATGATGCTGTATTAGTGACTACAGGTTATGATAACAGACACAATCTTATGCCAGAATCTTCAAATAATGTTATACCTTTAATGGTAGAAGATATTAAGGACATTCCAAATGCAATGGCAGACGCAGATTGTTATATTATGAATTCAAGTGAAGAAGGATTTGGATTGGTATTAATAGAAGCTATGATAAACAAGACGCCATGGATTTCTAGAAATATCGCTGGTGCAAGATTGATGTCCGATTATGGAATAACCTATGATACCGAGTTTGACTTAGTAGAAATACTTAGAAAATGGAGAAATCGTGATGTAACCGCTGGTTATGAATATGTGGTAAATAATCATCATATAAAAACTACTGTGGATGATATTGAAAAATTGTTAAAAACCGAATAATTTTGACACTATGTATCGAAGCCAATCTTTTGACATTTTGGCTATATAAATGTAAATGTTGTATAAATAAGTAAACTAGCAACCAAAGTGTGTTGCAAATCTAGAGGAAAAACAATGTTATCATTTATGAGCTTTTTAAAAGAAGAGGCCGAAGAAGGCGGACAACTAAAGCATATTACTCATGCTGAAGATAGACCTTTGATGCACGGCCATGATGGTTTTGAACACGCAGTCGGAGCTTTAGAGAAAGCTCATGCTCAAATCAAGTCAGGTCAACAAAGTTCCAATCTTACAATGAAATATGATGGTTCTCCGTCATTAGTTTTTGGTCATCATCCTAAAACTGGTAAATTCTTTGTTGCTACTAAATCAGCCTTCAATAAAGAACCTAAGATTAACTATACAGATAAAGATATTGAAAGAAATCACGGTCACGCACCAGGCTTAGTAAAAACACTAAAACACGCATTAAAACATCTACCAAAAGTAACACCAAAGAGTGGTGTGTATCAAGGTGATTTGATGCATCATGCCGAAAATAAAACTATAAGTGAAAGTTATGTTAATGAGGCTGTATCATTTACTCCAAATACAATCACATATACTCCTAAAGACAAAAAAGAAGAAGATAAGGTTAAAAAATCTAAAGTTGGTATAGTTGTACATCAAGAATATCATATTCCTGATGTTAGTAAACTTAGCCATGATTATGTTAATAGAGCGATGGCTAGTATGAGAGCCTCACCTCATCCAGATTTAAGTAAGTTCAAAGAACATCCAGATGTCCATTTACATGGTGCTGAACATGATACAAGTAAAGTAAAACACTCAGAAGAAAACGAAAAGACATATCAGAAGCATATGGCTGCAGCAAAATCCATTCATACTACTCATGGTCATAAAATGTATGATGCCATTCATCCTAAGCATAGTGGTGATTCTGGTCATTTAGCAACATACATAAATCATACTGTAAGAACAGATGAAGTACCTAGTGTTAAGGGGTTTAAGGAACATCTACAACGCCAACACGAAAAGAATATTGTTAAAGCCAAGTCAGAAAAAGGTAAGGCAGAAAAAACTAAACAACGTGATGATGAGTTGGCTCATGTCGAGAAACATAAAGGTCATTATGAGAATCTATTGGCAATGCACCACCATCTACATCAAGCCAAAAATGCTTTGGTTAATTCTTTAGAAACACATGAAGGTCGTTATCAACACCACATCAATGGTAAGAAATCTAAACCTGAAGGATTTGTTGTGAATTATACACATGAAGGTAAAGAAGAACCAACTAAATTGGTCAACCGTGCTGAATTTGCTAAACAAAATCTATTGAAAGTAAGGAAATAAAAATGTCAATTCAATTGCAAATATACTTAGAGAGAGCTGGGATATCAGAATCAGTCCGTATGGGTAAAGTTATGCAATTTGCTGCCAAAGCTCATGAGGCTTGGAGAAAACAACATATTAAAGACAAAGGTGATGTTCCTAGAGTTAAAAAGAATAGTGATGGTACTGAAGGTGATATCAATGTGCCTTTTAATAAACTACATCCTGACTGGCAAAAAGAAAATATTGCTGCCGGTCATGCCGCTTTGGCAGCTGTAAAGAAACATCCACATGATATGGAAAAAGCATCTGAACACGTCCATAATGAATGGATGAAACGTAATCCTAAAGCAGATTACAACGCAGACCAACATAAACCATATAATGAATTACCTGAAGATGAAAAAGAAAAAGATAGAGTTCATGTCCGGACAATGATGGGTTTAAAAAATAAATGAAAACTTTTAGAAGTTTTTTATTAGAAGTAGAAGGACGTGGAACTTTAACCGCATCAGGTGCAAACGGCGAGATTCACAAAAAAAAATATATTGATCCTCATGTTGGTTCAAAAACTCCTACTCATGTTTTGGCTAAAGAGCATGATGATTTACCCAAAGGTTCTTCCGTAAAAATACACAAAGTTGAACATATTAATGGTAAAATCCATGTTCACGCAGAAGATGAAACCGGTAATCATCATGTTATTCCAATTTCAAAATTACATAAACCAGGTGAAGCCCCTCCAAATAAAGGTCATGATTATGAATCTAAGTTTGTTGAGAGAATGAAACATCATGGAATTATGCCAAAAGAAATGAAGGGTGCTGGTTCGAGTGGGGGTACAGATTTTGCAATTCATAATAAGAAAAAAGGTAAATTTCATGCAGCCTCAGTAACAGGAAGTTTGCTCAACGGCGAGACAAAAAATGGTACAACCGCTGCTATGGGTCAATTAACTATTCACCATACAAAAGAGAATGGTTGGCATATTAAAGATTCACAAAAAACAAAAAGACCAGAATATGCAAAACATATTGAAAAATCTGGTATTTTGAATCATATGAACAAACATCATCCAGATCCACAAAATGAACCAACAACTTCTTCTGGTAGAGCAAAAACAATTACAATCAAACATCCAAATTTACATCCAGCTGAAGGTTATTTAAAAGACCATCATGTTCATGTTTTACAAGTTGGTGGTCATGGAACTTATAAAGTTGGTCATAAAGACGAAACCGGACATGGTCTTCCATCAATTTCTGGTCATGGAGAATGGAGAATTAGAGAAAAACAAAAAGGCAATAAAGGTGCCCGCACTGTTGCTTTTCATCCCGATGGAGTAAAAGGATTGAATAAGAGCCATGTGGATTTAGACAAAGATTCTGATATACACGCATTCAAAAAAACTTTAGGACACAAATAAAATAATGAAATCGTTTTTAGAGATTATTGAAGAAGCAAAACAAGGTGAGAAGCACGCCGTGATGACCTTTGGTCGGATGAATCCTCCAACCACAGGTCACTTAAAAGTCATTGATAAAGTAAAAGAAATTGCACATAAGGTTGGTGGTTCACATCATATTATTGTATCACATTCACAAGATACTAAGAAGAATCCATTGAGTGGTGAACAAAAGGTCAAGCATTTAAAGAGATATTCACCTGGTACCAATATTGAATCTTCTTCAAAAGAAGAACCATCTATTTTTCATCATGCATCCAGATTATACAAAAAAGGTGTAACACATCTTCATGTTGTGGTTGGTTCTGACCGTGTAAAAGAATTCCGTGAAGCATTAAACAGATATAATGGTGTATCAGGCAGACATGGACATTATAAGTTCCACAAGATAACAGTTCATTCAGCTGGTCAAAGAGATCCTGATGCAGAAGGTTCTGAAGGTATGTCTGGTACAAAAATGAGAGACCACGCCAAGAATAAGAATTTTGGTGAATTCCGTAAAGGTGTTCCTGCTCATGTATCTGATGCTCATGCCAAAGAATTAATGAATGATACTCGCAAGGGTATGGGGTTACATGAATCAGCTGAACATGGTAGATTCAAAGCAATCTTTGTGACTGGTGGACCTGGTTCTGGTAAAGATATTATTATCCGTGAAGCCATTCCATCTACTAAGATTGTAGAATTGAACCTCATTCAAGCCAGAGATTACTTGGCCGACAAACAAAAGTTATCAGAAAAATCTACTGATTATCGCAGAGAAGCAATTCGCAATCGTGGTCCACTTATCATTAATGGTCCTGCCGATGATAGTGAAAAGATTACATACATCAAAGAAGAATTAGAAGAACTTGGTTATGAAACCATGATGGTGTTTGTCAATACTACCGATGAAGCTTCTAAAGAAAGAAATTCATTGTTGAATAGAATGATGGTAGAATCTATCAGACATGATAAGTGGGAAAAATCACAACAAGTTGCCAGACAATATGAAAAGATGTATGAAAACTTCAATGTGTTTGATAATACGGGTGATTTAGAAAGTAAAGAATTTGACATACACGAAATATACCAGACATCAAGAGATTTCTTAGCTAAAACAGTTATTAATGAATCTGCCGATGAATGGTTGATTAGAAACAATAAATTAGACATTAACTATACAATAAATAGGTTATTTGAGGACAAAACAAATGATAAAACGA